CCATAAACATGTGCTCCTATTTGATTCTAAAATGAATGATTAGTATAATCTAGTAAATTCAGGTTGTCAAATGTATGTAGGGGGATAACAACTCAGATAACTCACTACAATTACAATTACCTGGATCTCCTTGTAACTCAGTTGGTATTAAGTGTGTTAGATTACTATGGGGTAAATATTGAGATAATTTCATCCTAGCAGAGTCACCTCCCTTCCCATGGTCGTACAAAGTTATGAGTTCGACAATATCTGAGACTCTCTTAACCCTAGCGTAACTTAACCCCGCTGATAGCCCACACATGACATTAGTGTAGACTCTATACACCGAAGCTAGATCAAACACTGACTCCACTAAAACTACAGGTTTGTCTGGGTCAATCCAAGACTCCCCTAACCATACAGTTGTGTTTTTGTGTTGTTCATGTAAATAAACATTGTACTTAAGTGGGCCCGTATCAGTGATGTCTCTACCATGGAGCCCGACCAAATCGCCTTGGGAGTCTCGAATCGGGAAGCAAACCATCTTTCGAAATGAATCATACCGAAGATCTAATGACTTGGTAACTTTGGGTGAGACGTTTCTACTTTGCAAGTACTCTATGGCGTCGGATGATTTTGAGGCAAGTATAAAACTGTCTAGCCAATACTCTGGGAAGTAATGTATTGGCTCCGATTTATCTTCTGGCTCCTCATAATCCTTAATCATGAGATCGAATTCATCCTCCGTTGCAATCAGTTGCAATGCAACTTGCAGATTATACGCCCCATCATTACTACCATCCTTAAGGTTATATTGTAACTTCTGCACTAACTCTTCTAGATCACCGTGATTCCCACACGCGAAACAGTTATACCTGGATTCTTCAGAATCTTTAATAGTGATTGCGAAACTAGGATTGGTATCTACACCTGATTCATGATCCCATCTTGAAAATGGACATTTTGCAATTACCCAACCTGATCTAGATTGGGTTTGCATTGGGGCCGAATTAATCGTAGGTAGGAGCTTGTATATCCTATCCTTGTTCACTAGATATTAGCCCGTACTCTGAACTCATCCATTAATTTCTCAGTATTCTTTGAACGTATGAATTTATCTAGGGGGCTTAATCCTGGCTTAGATACATGGCGCTTTCCGCGCCCTTTATGAGTGTGATATGCTTGCATAAATCCTCCTGATTTTAGGTAAGTGGCGTTATCTTAATACTATTCTTACAACTTCTTCTTGCTGTAGATCAACTAAATAAGGATACCCAAATAAATGGGGAATCTTATGTCGAAAGCACATGTGATCTTTAATATTAGAATCATTATGTACTTTAATATCTCCTTGGGAATTACAAATAATCGTAAAATACGGTCTAGCCCCTGGCCTCCCAGGGTTCTTCTTACGCATTGCTAATAACAAGCCTTGAATTGTGTCTAAGACTTCCAAAATTAATCCCCTTGTAATTTAAACGTCCTTTTACCGTCATCTGTCTCACTAACAATTTGATCGTATTCTAATTTGCCTAAGTACTTTCCTAAATCTCCTAAAGTAACCTTGGCTAACTTAATAAATAATCCTGACTGAACCCTATCTAATAATTCTTGTACTTTCTCAGGTGAGACAATTTTAGAGACCTTAGCCTTCTTCCCAATTTTAACAGAGTACTTCCCTGCTGTTAGCACTTTACTATCCTCTGCCTTGCACGTTGTATCTACATAATCAATAAGGTACTTAGCGCGATTAACTTGCTGTGCTTTAATCTCCTTAATATTCTGGACGCGATCTTTAATATCCTTCGCTAAGATATCTTCCAATTTAGCTAGATGCGTCGCTGCATCACCGTACTCTATTAATTGTAGTTGATACTGCTCATAAGTTTCAGAATCCACAACTACTGCCTGGATGCTCTTCTTTTTTGTAATCGTTAAAGCCATACTCACACCCCTTTATAGGAAATTTAATTACCGTTGTATCATATATAAAAAGATTCAGGTTGTCAAATAAAAAAAGAGTCCTCTCAGCAAAAAGGACTCCTATAAGATCGAAGATATGGGGCAATATCTCGATAGGGTGGCACATTACGTTAACCACTTATTACTATTATAGTCTTTTACTATTATACAAGTATTTCTATAAGAAATCTAATTCAGCTTCAGAGTCTCCTATGATCTCATCGAAACTCATGTGGGGCCAAGTATCAAAGATCCAATTAATATTAAATCCTCCGACCTCCCCGTTCCGCCCTTTTAGTATTGATACATGCCTGCGATTCATAGTCTCAATACTCTCTCTTTCCATTAAACCCAATACTACGGTAGATAGCTGTCCGATTGCTTCACTACCTGCAATGTGCTCTAAACCAATATCCTCTGCGCTTTTCACCCTAGTCGCATCCTTGTTAAATTGATAGGACGCAATTACAGGGATTCCTAGATCAGAGGCAATTTCTTGTTTCATGGCCTCAGCATTAGCTGCTATCTGTTGCCACTTCTGAGCGTTGTTGTACTTGGCTCGCAATAAATACGCTCCATCGATTAGGATAATGTCTGGTTTAAATTGGTGGGACAATAAAATGACATCATCTATGGTCGCGGTGAGATTCCCATCTACTATCCAAAAGGGAACGTTGTCCTCATGTAGCGAACTTAAATCATGGTCAATTTTCTTCCAGCTCTTGGTACTTAACGCCGCATTCTTTAGCTTTGTAATAGATATTTTCGAGTGCATGGCTGCTACCCTTTGAACTAAAGGTAACGTCGCCATTTCCATGGAAATCATTAATGGTACTTTCTTAGCTACTTGCCAAATGTGGTGTGCCATGTGCAACATGAGATATGTTTTGCCAGCGGACGGACGCCCAGCTATAGCTGCAAAATCTCCAGCCTGTAGGCCCCCAACCATGTTATCAAGGTAAGGGTATCCTAATTTAATTCCGTAATCGTCACCTAACAATAAGTGATTTTTGTAATCTAGCTTGATGATCTTATGGGCATCGTCGGTGAAGTTTATAATTCGTTTTCTATTCTTAGACCGATAACTTTTAGTCACTAATTCTGTGATGGATGCTAATGCTTTTTCTGGGGCGTCGGCGTTAATCTGGTCTTTAGCAAGTTTCAAAGTTGTTTTAACTTGCTGATGTAAATATCTACTCTCAACTTTAGCTAAGTAATAACTTGGAGGCTCTACAACTGAGGGGAGTTCAACATCCAACTCCTCTTCAATAGTAAGTCTATCTGGCATCGTCCCGTATTTCATGGCGTGATCGTTTAAGAAATTATAAACATGTAATTCCCCCCCTGAAAACAACTCATCAAACAATCCTAGATCCATAAGATTCTTAACCCCTTTTGGAGAGTCTACTAAACTTGCTAAAAGTCTTTTACCTACTGTCGCTTTGCCTTCAATCATTATCGCATTATCTTAAAATAAGTTTTTATGTGATCCGATAATCCTTGCCCATACTCTTTCGTTAGGACCGAAAAATTATCTATATGAATTATTGTGCTTTTGTTTAATCCTGTTCGATGTAATAAGAGTCCATATAAATCTGAAACATGCCACGTTGCAATTCCCCCTCCATTCGCCCTACTTAGGAAGAAATTAGGGATGAGCAGAACTGTGGGCTCTAATAATTCTTGTGGGTCTGATTTAAGAACTTTGGTAACACTCATGTACTGAGCGTTTATAAAATTACGGATAAACAAACCTGTTAAGGCCATCATTCTCGTCTCTGAGGGGGTTGATGGTTTAGAACTATTAACAAATGCTAAGTTAGCATGTTCGTGGGATTTAAGGGCTTTAACCCAAACTAGCTCCTCTGCAGTACAGATATCAACCGCTGAGGTTAGAATAAAAGATACTGGAATTCCTGCTACTCGAGAAACCTTATCGATGTCTCTAAGTAACCTGACGTGATGTTCAGGGTCAATCACACCATCAGAAATTGCTTTTTGTATTTTATCCTGCATGAATACTCTCAGGTGTTTTTAGACTATCCATCATCTCCTTCCATGCTTTGGAACTCTTCTAGAGTCATAGGTTTATCTTGCCTGTTTGTAGCTTCTGTGTCAATAGGCTTTTTATCTTGTACTTCTTTCATTGCAACTGATTGCACTGGAAGATCTTCATTTTCTTGAGCTGAGAAACTCAATACCGCTTGTGAGTACAGAAGCATATATCCAATCGTCGGGTACAAGGGGGATTTTTTCGCCCCGAAACTACTCTCAACAAAATTAGTAAACTCAACCCAATGCTCCAGAACCTCTGTGACTGAAGAAACGAGCTTATCATCTGGGAGTAATTTTATTAATTGGGCGAACTGTCCTTTCTCTTTTATTTTAAATTCGACTAACATTCCCATATCAGGGTAGAAGTGAGGTACTAGATCTCGCCACAGGACGATCAAGGAGCCTGGTGTGACCTTTTTACCCTCTAACGTATATGTCGATGTAGGTTTACCTTTTAACGAGCTGTAAACACCCTCTACGTTCTTTGCGGAGCCAAGTACTTTAAATTTATTCGGCATATCTTTTTTCATAGCATCTCCAGAGGTTATCTTGAGTATTTGTGGAGGAATAATTACCTTAGTTTTGACGAGAGATTTACCCTCGTCTTCTTTTAATCTCTGCTTCTGATTCTTAACTGATCTATAGTGTGCCCGTGCGTTACCTGGGTTGGACTTTAAAGTTACCTGGGTTGGTAACGGAGGATTACCTGGGTTAGGTAGTTTTTCAGATTTCTCGGCCATCATTGCAATCAGTTGCACTGCAATAATATACTCATTCGGGAGTGGTGGATTTTGCCTATTTCTAGAGATTCGTATGATTAATTTCTTCTTTTGTAATTGAGAAATAACCTTAGATACTGTTTTTGGGTGTAGGCTGCTATTATGGGCTATCCTATCTAACCCCGGAAAGCACTCTATTCCTTTAGTATTTGCATATCTAGCAAGTACCAATAAGACACTTTTTTCCGTATTAGTTAGTACTTCAGGGGACATTTTAAAGACATTATTCATAATATAAATACACATAATATTATCTATGAACTCCCCGAGCGATTCTTCTATTACGGTGATTACGCTTGTCAGTACCTACTTTGCTTCTAGGGTGTACTGCAGGCCAGACTGTGATAATACTTTTTGCGTCTGTGCTAACTACAAAAATCATTAAATTGTTTTTCGACATGTAATAGATTACTGGCTTTTTAACAACCTTTTGTTTTAAGGTTAAATTGTAGTTAATCGGATCTAGAAACTTAGTGACTTTTCTAAGACTAATTTGGGTAGATGTTTCCCATTGCTCGACGATATCAAATGTGGGGAATCTTTCGTGCCATCTTTCGTTAGTATGAACTGTGACATTTATCATAAATGAAACCTCTGAGTAGCCATCCTTGGCTTGTAGCTTATTATTATTATTGCTTAGAGATTGTAACTGACGCTGGGCCAATCCTTTTTACTCTATTAGTCTTATAGTCTACATTAACTGGGCCTGGGTAGGCAGTTACCTTGGATTCGATATACATCGGCTCTAAGGCTCCTGTGTCCCCCACACACATAACAAACGTGGCCGTGGTATTTTTACTGGCGAATATCCCGTTAGGTTCAGCCTGTTCAATCGTAGTGAGGGCTGATCCTCGATGACTTGTGCTTTTAAGAGGGTTGGTTAGGCTCGTATCATACGGCAACCCGTACCCTAATGACGGGCAATCCCCCTCGATCATCCCGTAGTCTGATCGCCAAACCGAATGAGTCGCGGCCTTCTGATTTCGCAAGGAATACAACTGAATCAGTAAATGCCGTTCAAGCGACCAATCAAATACTGGTACGGGTTGACCAATCTCATATTGATCTTGTTGAGCAGATACCTTCTTAGCCTCTTTATTTGAAGTCTCATTATTACACCCAGATAGTACTACTATTGATGTCATCACGAACATCAACCAAAACGTTTTCATCATAGGTCTCATCGTTGTTTTCCTCTTGCTACGGTTAATTGAATTCTAAGGCCAGAGGCTTGTCTCTCTAAATTGCGCCGACTATCTATTGTTAGGTCTAGGCTACTCAACATCCTATTAACCTCCGCTAACTGGGCCTCATAGAGTAAAGCCTCCGACTTTCTAGATTCTGAGTATTGGAAGCTATTTTCAAACACAGCTCTCTCTACTACCGTACCAGTGAACTTCCCCATATATCCAAATATGGTTAGGATAACTAGAGGAAACATTACTAAAATAAGTAACCATATCCACCAACCAACCACCTCTCGTTTGTCTGTACCAATCATGCTACTTCTCCGATTATTAATTAATAAAATAAAATATTTTATTGGGTATATAACAGATAGATTTTCCCGAGTTCTTTCTTCGAGTACCTGAAGTTTTGGGGGCTTTTATATACGTCTGAGCCTGAAGTTTAAACTCCATGTTATTTATTTTCTTAGTTTTAGTCATGTCTAACTCCATTATTAGGTTAATTAGGATCTTCATCTAGATTTAATAGTATATTTGTCTTGACCTCCTCATAAACTGCCTGTGTAACCTCAGCATGTGATTTTAGGTGTTTTTGGCCTAAGCTGGTGAGTTCTAACTCGCCGTATAACTTCATAGAGATATTAAACACATCTTTAGCGTCTAGGGCTTCAAACCAGCCTTGTAAGTTCTGGCACAATCGACTTATAAACACTTTTGCATCTTTATGCCCTAACCCCGTAAATCGAATAATCTTATCTATACGCCCAGGACGATATAATTCTGGGGGGATTTTACGCTGATCATTCGTAGTCATAATAGTAATAACATTACTCTTATGCGCCTGTAACCACCATAGTAACTGGGCGAGTAGTTTACTAGTGACTCCTCCATCTCCTGAACTCATAAAGCTCTTTTCAATTTCATCAATCAGAACTACACACGGGGCTGATTGATCTATTTTTTGTAAAGCACTTGCTAAGTTTTGTTCGGATTCGCCTACGTATTTTGCCATCAAACTACTTAGATCTAAGTGGAATAAGTTCAATCCGAGTGTTTTTGCAATATACTTGGCCCCTAGCGATTTTCCTAGTCCAGGCCCACCAGTGAATAATAACCCCCTAGGTCGTAACATATCAGGGACATCTTGAATTTGAAATAACTTCCCTTCTCGATCAACCCAGTTTAAAATATCGGGGTTGGGGAGATAGAAATCATATTTCGTATCAATAGACTGCAATCCTGTTGTCCCTGTGAGGCATTCGCGCCGAGTACCTAGTAAAGCCAAAGGAGTTAATTTCTTGTATTTAGTTGAGCACAATCTAATAACCTCTCCCACCTCTTTCAAAGATAATCCGTTTAAAACAATAATTACTTCATCAATTGACTCTTCTGGTATTTGGAGTTCTAAGAATGACCGTAATAATGGGACAGGTAAGTGAACACTTCCTGCGTTAAAGGCAGTATCTATATCGCGATTAACCCATACTATACTTAATCCAAGGTGGACACACGCCAGATATAGTTCAGAGGTTGGCTTCAATTTCTGATTCAAGCAGTAATACACCTTAGTATTATCTAAGGAGGGGTGCTTATCCCGTATTTTTGCGTATCGTTCTGGGTTTAGTATCTCTGGGGTGGCCCCAACATAGTGTTTTAAGACCGCGGGAAAGTTCAATACATCGTCGGAACTAATCTGTATAAAAGGTAATTCAGATAATAAGGCTTGTTTTAACAGGCTCATATATGCACTCCGTTAGATGGTTGGGATCTTTATATTACTTCAGGTCATTCAGTTTGTCAAATGATTAAACCCACCGATAGAGCGTAGTTCGAGCCATAGCTACACCATCCGTAGTAGTAAAGAAGGAATTTTGGGAACTAAAACTAGTCTGGGCAAGCCAGCCGTCAGGACAAGCATCTTTTATGATTTCTCTAGCCTTATCTGTATTGTAGGCATCTTTTTGCAGTAGCGGGAACGTAAAATCTTTATGTTCTCTTTTCATCCCGACACGTTCAAGATGTTCTGAGACCTCCCCATCAACCTCAACACACGCTAGACGGCTCATAAGTTGAATCAATTGCTCATTCGTGAAATCAAGATCTAGAATCAGCTCTTTAGACGTAGGACACTGCACTTTTAAGGTTGTTTGGTTATTATCAATCAAAAAGGTAACACTAAATTTAGATTTTTTCATTTTATTTCTCCAAAATTCCATTGCAATTGAGTGCAATGATTATAAAGTAGGTCTTGATTTAACTACTTGGTGATTAATTAATCTTTAAAGTAATATGTTATATAATGTATATCGGACAAAATCTTAAAAACTTTAGGGTTATTACAAATTAGTTTTTAAATTTACTACTTTATGACTAACGTACCCCATAATGGAATCATGTTGAGCATTGGCGCGATCTCTAATCCATTCTTCAATATAAATTACTTGGGCTTGATGAGAATTACCGTAGAACTCAGATAAGGGGTTAATCTCACGCTGGTACTCCTTCCCTGTTTTTGTATCTTTAATAGTTACTATTATCATAATTCAACCCTACTTAGATCTCTAAGAAAAACCAGCTCGTCAGCGGCCTCTATATTACAAGCGTACATCCCTATAGCGGCCCCATGAAGTAAAAGGCCACGTCTATCATTCTCAGTATCCCTCCACCAATCAGGAAGGATGACTACGAGTGCGGGGGATTGTGCTTCTAAAGCTGATAACATGTTGTAACTCCGTTTTTAGATTTGTAGATAAGTTTTTGATTATACTTAAAGTATAGATGATAGAATTCAGTTTGTCAAATAATTATGAACTATTAATACGTAATTTATCCAAATAATCCTTCTTTTTATACAGGCGGTCTTGCTTCTTCTTCAGATCCTTCAAGCGACGGTTATCGTAGGGGGTTAATGACCCTGTACGCTCCTTATCATACAGGTCATTGAGTTTGTCTAGAATGTCGTCTAACTGATATTCGATCAAACCCTCCTGAGCATTGATCTCGGCTACCACTATCCGGTTCTGGATCACCTCCTTATTGGCATGGCGGGTTTCCATGTGGACGTAAAAACCTGAACCCATGCCTACTATAGTCAGCACCAAAGCTGCTGCTGAAATCATATTAATCTCCATCTTGGTCAAACCACGAGTCTTCTTTTGGTTTTTTTCTTTTAGATTTAAGTATAGGGGTGATTGCTTTTGCGACCTTCTCGATTCCTCGCGACCCAAAGTAAAACCCAAAGACTAATACCAATAAATCATTAAATAATGTGATGTACTCAGCCCCTACTTTGAATCTTTCAGGGGTACAGGGGTTTCCTACGCATACTCCCTCTAAGGAGATATTACCATCTGTAATAGCTAGTATGGACACTACTACTAGTAGAAAGACCAAGGATGCTGGGCGCACATTTTTAGATAGCCAAGAGTCAGACTTCATATCCGCAGCATGTCTTGTGGTGCGCTCCTCATCATGCTTCTGTGCTGCACCTCGAACATCCTTTTCGGCCTGGTTAAGAATAACCTGTAAAGCATTCTGAGCTTTCAACCTCTCCTCATCTGAGGTAAATAATCCATCTAATGAATCAACAATCTTCCCACCCACTCCCGAAAATATACTTCCTAAAATATTCATGCCGCGTTCCCCCTTATATTCCTTTATTGTAGTTTTGGGTGGTTCGTAAGCCACTCCCTTACATCCATACTAGGGCAAGCCTTAGAGACCCCCTCAAAATCCCGATGACCAAGTATTTTTGCATCAGGAAACCCGTTCTTCAACCAACCAAGTAAGCCGTGTAGAGTTTCAAATTGATCTGAGGTGAAATTATTATCTGGTTCCCCTTCAATATCAACCCCACCGACTAAACAAATCCCAAGGGAGTGACTATTATGACCTTTAACATGTGCACCACGAGTATCTATGCCTCTACCGGTTTGCAGAGACCCAGTACGAGTAATAATATAATGATAGCCCACATCAGACCACCCTCGATCAAGATGCCACCTTCTTATATCTGAAACATCGATGTCCATCTGTGGTGGGGTCGCTGAACAATGTATAACTAAATACTTAACGGATTTTAATGAAACCATAAATCCTCCCATTGCAACTGAGTGCAATCAAACAGTTAATTCAAATCTAATTTTTGCAGTTACTTCTGATAACGCGTCTTGACTTAATCCTATTTTAGGATTACCTGTATCTTCCATAAAATCCATCCCAACAAATCCCTCTAGATTGCCTTTCGTATCCATCATAGGACATGCAATCATGAGATCAACACCTTGGCGAAGTAAAGCAGTTTTCAAATACACGTCAGTCATATCTTTCACCTGAAGACACACACAGCCTGTTACAAGGGCTTTAAGGAATTGAGGGGTATGAGATACTAACATCTCTTGTTTACGTACCATAACAGGCGCGATACCCGCCTTAACAGACTGATGAGTACATGTCATTTGGTACTGACTCATCTTATTCAAATAATACGTGCCGTTAGAGAACTGAAACACATAGGCTCTCTCTGCATCTCCTAAAACCCTTAGTTCAGTTAAGTAATCTTGTACTCTTAAGGCACATATCATCTGAGTAGCCATAGTGTTCTTTTTGAGAGATCTTTTAATCCATTTAGATGCCTTATAAAACAAGGTTAAAACCATAACCCCAAGAGCTACACCCGCTCCTTGGATCATATAATTAAGGGTGGTTTCTAATAAAGAGGGATTTTGATTAGGCATACTATTATTTTAGCCCAAGAAACTTAGAAACGCTTAGTACTTTTTTCTGAATATACTCCCCCATACTACCTGTAAGGGTAGTTGCTGTAGTTTGCCAATCCCATATTGCCTTCGCATCCCCATCAATAATAACAGTATTAACTCCCCCATCGGTTAAATTTCCTAAAGCGTTATTAATATAAGACGTATTGATTAGGGCGGTATTACTTACTGTATTATTTATGATATTAATCCCCCACCCTAAACTCTCGTGCACAATAGTGTCAGTAACATGCACATCATCAACATTAGTTTCCATACGAATACCATCTACACCTGATTCTTCAACATGACTATGTTTGATAAACGTTAAACCAACATTATTATGGATATGTATACCATGCCTTGCGTTATCAATTACTTCAATTTTATCGAAAATCGTGACGGCTGCGTTTGCTTCAGTTAATGTAACAGTATTAGTAATCTCAATCCCATCACCTGCACATTGCCCCACTAATAATCTCTGAATCAAAACGTTATGAGTGGTAATAAGTAATCCTGGTTGAGCAGCGTTTAATTGTTTTACCGCAACACCCTCTAAACTAGCTCCTGGTGCATCTATCCAAACTGCGGGGGCAGTACCATTATCAACTATTATGTTAAATGCTCGTCCTGGGCCACGAATAGATACTCGGGCCACAGTAAGACGGACTGGATCGGTTACGATAGTTGCGCCACTCGGATTGCCATTTAAAGCAAAGATAACATCCCCTACAATAGGGGTGCATAGGGCTTGTACAGCATCAAAGGTTTTCTTAGCTGTGCTAGGGTTAAGTCCGTTAGCAAGGTCACTTCCCCCGAAGGGATCCCAGTAGAACACACTACCATAGGCATGGTGACTATCTCTTGCACTCTCAATAAGTCTTTGGATATTCTGAATTTCAAGGCCAGCAATTGTAGCCGATGATGAGGATGCACGAACAATCTGAGTTCCTATTGAAGGGAATATGGCATTAATAGGGCTTATATTCTGATCAACAGCAGTTAAATTACCCCCAGATGCCTCACATTGAATCTCATTAACAATCCTATAGGTATCTCCTATCGTCCACTGATTAAGAGTTCCTGATTCAAAAGGAGTGTGTGTTAGTTGAGTCTCAGACGCAATCGATAATACAATTGAGACTGAGAAATCTGAGAAATTTATTATCTGCGCTCCTCGTGTAACTCCATCTAGTAAGAAGGTTGCACTTGAATCAGTGAGGCTAAGAGTACCTGCTGAAGTAACGATTCCTCCTGAAGTCGGGGCGGTTCTTCCTTCGAATTCTACTTGGGCATTTTGCAGTTGTATGGTAATACCCACCACAACTCCCCCACCAAGATCCTCTTTTCCGGAGGCATTTAATAAGTGGGGGTCGTCCATATTAGTCAGATCATCTTCAATAGATCTCACGGTATCTACTAAGTCCTGCATAGACAGGTTAGTGGAGGGTGCTGCTATCTTGATGAGTCTAGGAGATAACGTAAAATCAACGGTAATGTCATTACGTACAGTCATGCTACACTCCTACGTGAGTGACGGTTTACTTCTTTTTCTTCTTAAATGAAGTAAAAGACTTGGTTGCTTTGGAAGGTGTTAGTAAGCTTGGCTGAACTTGTTTAGGTTTATTTTGATCCTTGCGCCATTGTTCAGCATCAGCTAAAGATGTAGCACGGTGAATAGTTTTATTATTCTTGGTGCGAATTAAATAAATAATTGTATCACCATTAAGGCTTGGAACTATTTTCATGTAATGCCTCCAATTGAGCTATCCACACAGCGTATTGAGTTTTAGTAGTTCGCAGCTCTTGAATCTTAGTCTCAAAAGTCGCGATATGTGTATCAATCCTAATACTCTCTTCCTTGAGAGCTGCTAAGTCATACGGAGGTAAGCTCATTATTTACTCCTAAAAATACAGGCTTGGTTTATGTTGCGATTGTGTCTGCTGTTCTAATAACGTTATTACTTAACCCAGAGGTTGTGATAGTCGCATCAGCCTCATAAGGTAAAATAACTTTACCCTGCCTAGCTCGAACACGTACAGGCACGTCTGCAATGTAAATCATATTAATCGCCTCACTACCAGGAGCACCATCACTACCAGTAGTCTCATGGGAATCAATTATTGGCACATAAGAGGTGTCTGAGGCCGTTGTCGCAACAGGCAAGACATTAATATCAATTGTATCAGTTGAACTCTGTCCGGTAATTGCGGGTGAGATCGTAACATTATTATTATCAATGACTGCTGATACGTAGGACACTGTTGCTTGGGTAGTGTTATAAACTAAATCCCCTATCTGAGTAGTCGTAAATGCACCAGTGTCAGTTATATTAGTTGTAGTGGTTCCGGCCTCAGGTGTAAGAGAGGAACTAGCTAGTGTGAAAGTAGATGCCGCCCAAGATGAGAATCGTAATCTATACTCTTGATTAGCAGATACATCAACTATTCGAATAATACCTCCAGCAGTTTTACCTGGGACATCAGAGGGAATAGCACTACCTACTACCAAACTTGTTGCTGCAATTAATTGCACTGTATTAGCGTGTTCAGCTTTGTCGATTGTACCTCCTGCACCAGTAAGTCTAAATACAGAAATACGGTCTAATGCACGAGTATTACCAATACTAACAGCAACTGAAGTAGGCTCAACAATAACGGTGCCAGTATCATCCACAACGGAATAGTTATTTACCTCAGTAGATTCGACGTTAATAGGTACTACACCTGGAGCGAAGAAAAAGGTTCCTGAGCCAGGATATAAACCAAATGGTGCTGCCGCAAACGGGGTGATGGCTTCTAATGCTGGGTACGTGGTAGTAGCCGCAATTAAATTCGCACCATCAATCCGAATGTCATTAGTATTATCAAAAGTACCTCGTGAATTACGTAACGTCAGGATCTTATCCGTTGTGTGATGCGCAATTACTGTGCCAGTGGCACCACTAGATATTTGGGTGACTACCGCCCCCTCACCAACCGTACCCGTAAGCGTATCGTATGTAACCCTAAGATCAATCCCTAGGTACTGCTGACCTTCAATACCATCAGTTTCACTAGTACTAACCTCACCTCGACGAGTCAAGTATTTTAGACGCTTATAGACAATTGGGAAGGCATTATTATTACAATCAACGGTCACTGAGTAACGTTCAGCAATACCATTCTGATCAACATCTACTCCAGTGTTGGCATGAATTACCGTGATACCTAAGGCAACGGCGCCATTAACATCTGTAGGCGCGACTGCTGTTGCGGTTGATGCTGAGGTTTGCCCAGTAAGGGCACCAGTAGCAACTGTAAAATCGTTTAACGGATCGCCAATCAAGTAATACTGAATAGTCAGATTTGGGGCAGTACCAGTATTTGCAGTAACCACGCCTTGAATCGTAGGATCCGTATCATCCTCAATAATCTCACCTATCGTGAAATCTGCTGAAGCAGTTGTGACTACCATTTGACGATACCCGTCGGCGTCATCTAAGTCATTACCTGCTGATAATGGTATAGGGTTAGAACCCCCTGCGCTAACGTCAGTAATAAAGTACGAATGGGTGGTGGACGGACGTTTTGCTACTACGGTTAGAAAACCCTCATCAACCAAAACCCCGTCCTTTTGAACCGGAACTAGAAGGTCAATATCTCCTGTCCCCCACCAATCAGTAGTATTTTTGTATGAGGTTAGAGTCGCCCCATTTTGAAACACTGCTAAAGTAGTATTGCTTTGTAAGGCCGTCAATCCGGTGGATACAATATTGGAATACGTCCACTCCCCCGTAGTGGCAGCACCACCAGCTTGAGAGCCCGTACCAGTACCCGCAGTAATCGTCCATGCACCATTTGCAGTAGGTGCGTCATTGAAACTATTGCCAATAACATTGGTATCCGGACGAATTATAAGCTCAAGAGTCGTTGCATTAAAATCTAGAATTGTGCCTGAGTCTCCATCAGTAGTCATGACAATGGTTCGGCCAATATCAGCGGCAACTAAGGCAACTGTTTGGGTGTATCCCATTCGAACAATCCCAGTATTAGCCCCCTCCACTCGTGCCCAGTTGGAGCTTTTAATCGCACCACCTGTAAGATATTCTGTGGATTCCTGATCAATAAACCAAGGATCAGAATCTCCAGCATCTACAATACCAATTGTATATGCTGTCGGAGTTTGGGCGGACATGGGTGTACCATCATCCATCTGATTTAGCTCATCAAAATGGTCTTGTAACGCGGAATAAAGAGCATTTACCGTATCTCTAACGGTGGGGGTTACAGAGGTATCGCGGGCTAATCGTTTTTGGCGATTCTCTACGTCGTAGTAAATAATCCATCGAGTGGCTAGGATAGTATCAGACATGAATTTGCTCCTGTTATTATTACGCTAATAATAGGGCTTCCTATTTCTCTAATCTATGTAACGATATTATCTTCTCGTAAAGTAACTGTAACATTCAGTCCAGCTACGGTAATGGTTCCTGTGCTAGAAGAATTTAGGTATCTAGTCCCAGTGGAACTTTTTCTAACTCGAATATATATACTCTCATCACTAACGTAATTCCTTGAAATAGTGGCTATGCCTGAAGCATTTGTATCTACATTCATGACCTGTGTATCGTCTGCAGAAAGATAAATAGCTGTTTGAGCTAGATTTATTGGTGATCCTGAAGAATCTAAAACAGTAATTGTCAATGTAACACTATTGTTTAGAGTTGTTGAGGCTAATGTCCCGTTACGGATAGTGGGAGTATCCCCTCCGTTTGTAATGTTAATTGTAACTAATCCCCCACTATTATTATAGATAGCTGCTGAACTAGAAGCATCGGCCCCGTACCCTGTGAAAAAATTGGCTGAGAATGTGTATGTTCCTATGGTGGTAATCTCGATAGCATGTCCAACACCTCCAGTGTTATCAAACGAATGTCCTGATATTTTTGATAAGGAATTTGTAGTGATAAATGGGACATTGATTAGGGTATTGTGTGAATTCGTAGTCCCTCCAGTTATTGCATCATTAATCGCCGTTAGTGTGGCTACATCACAATTACTAAAAGTAGAGTTTATAAGGGCTATCCCACTAGGAACTATGGTTACACACTCTATAAATGAATCATTAGAACTACTGCAGAATGCACTAAAAGTTATCGTGGATGCAAATAAATATGTGGTTCTTAACGAGACTAATTCATCCCCTGTTGTAATTGCTGAGGCATCAAATACAAAGGGAATTGCTCTGGAAACTCCTTTCCAAGTAAAGTCTGTTGTTGTCAAACTTGTGATGCCGGTAGTTCCATCATTCAAATAGATACCGTAATAGGTTGATGAGACTGGCAGGTTTGAAAATATAACTGTGTTCAACGATTCTTCAAAATACATTGTACTAGCTGCGTTGCCAAAATGAAGTTCACCATCACAAAAGATAGCTCCCGCCTGATCTCGTAGAATACCTGTTTTTAAAGTAGCATCTCCTACAGCTATATCCGCTAAGACTAATCTATCTCCAGTAGTTCCTCCTAGGATGCGTATACCATTATTCCCATTTGCATCTGTGCGTCTGATAGCATCAAAAAAATGATTTGTGGTGAAATCCTCACCTTTTGTAGCTGAGATATTACCCCCTACACCTATTCTAACTAAAGCCGTCATACTTGGCTCTGTTCCACTATTTAGATTGGAATTCGGCCCGTCTGTAGCATCAATATTCAATACGTAGTGAAAGTAGTCTCCAGAGTACCCTTGGTCTAATCCAGTCGCGTACCATAATCCCTGATTTGTAGCATCCCCCAGATACAAACACACGCCCCCTACACTCTTATTACGTATAGGGTACAGGACTCTTAAATAAATGTGTAGATGTCTACTCGCACCACTGAAACTGGTCACAGTTGAATAAGCACCACAAAACCCATTTATTGTGGTGGGGCTTACTGGCCCTAAGGCCCCTGCATGGCCCGTGGCACCAGCACTAGTGCCCTCTAAATGAATTGAAGTTTCTGAAGCGGGGGCATTACCAGTTCCAAACGTAGTGGGGACACCTGGATTTAAGAGAATATCTACTAAAAGACTGGTTAATGTCGCAGTGGCCATTAAAGATTACCTTGAGTCTAAAAAAAAGAAATAATTTATGAGTAGGATAACGTTAGGTGGTCATCCCAGATCTTCGTAAAACCAGCGACCCCATCCGCCCATTCAGTAACCGCATCGCCCTCTGCGTTTAAGGTTATCCGGCTTATTCTCCACAAAGAGGCTGAGGTCAATGATCCTACGGTAGCCTCCCCCTTGTAAATAACTGTATCGTTGTTTTCGAAATCGATCCGTTTAGCATATGGCACATCTAAATCCTCACCAATTGGGCCTGGTGGGCCAGGAGGCCCTTGAACAGCTACTTCTACTATCTGGAAGTTATCTTCTATGACAACTACAGAATCCCCTTGCTCGGTAATTATATCAATAGATTCGTCTGAAGTAACAATTATATCTTGAACAAGGACTTCTAGTACCTCAATATCATTACAATCTTCGATGACCTGATAAACAATTGTATTTTCGGTAATCTCACTCATCGAGTTACCTCAAAACTTACTGACACACCCCCCTCAACCAAACGAGTAACTTCTCCGACACCATCTATGAGTTCTAAGTCATAAACTGCTGTCGTCCAGGTGATAGCTGTAGTAATGGTAGAAGTGATTTTAATTAAGATAGTTCCGGCCACCCCCCCCAAAGTAATGTCTGTGGGTGAAACAAGACTAATTACACTGGTAGCATTAGACTTAACCTCTCTAATTTGCATACGAGCCGTGTACCCTGTGAGATCTACAGCAACGCCAGCACTATCCTTCCAAGTTAATAACTTACTGAAAGTTGCGCCTTGCTCTATTGTTAAATCTAATTTTCCGGCTGGCATAATACCTATCCTAAATTAGTCGTGTGAATGCTCTAGTACTGTTAAAGATGTGGCGACCAAAGCAGTTAAATTTGCCCGAATATGTATCGCTGAAGTAATTACCTCAATAATACCTACTGTGGTTATCGTTGAATGAATTACCCAATTAACCTTATCTAGAGATACCTCTATATTCACAGAAAAGGATGTGATCGTATCTCCGAATATTTGGATGGTTGAGTTACGATTCTTCTTTAAGAATCCTAATCCTGCACCGGTTGCGGTGGCTACATCAAGTAATTTATTTAAAGATCCACTCATGATTATCTCCTAAGGGTTTAGTTGGTAATACTATATCTTCTTCACTTTCATTGCAATTGAGTGCAATAGCAAGCCTTCGTACTTTAGCTCTTAGAATAAAGATTGTGTGTAAAACCTACCTAACTTCCCTGCTGTGGGGGGATTACTTAACGTAATGGCCGTTATATTTTCTGTTAGTGATACCTCAAAACTATTCCCTAATGCAAAATCTAACGTAATTGCTCCTGTTGTTATTATGGCAATTCAACTGGTTCATTGGGTGAATCAATTGCTGAACTGTTAATTACACTAAAGGTTCCTGCTGAGCCTGCGTTTGCCCCTGAATTCCAAACAGATGCGTCCCCTTTAAGGTACAATAACGGCTGTGTTCCTGTAGGTAAACTTCCATCTAATCCTAAATCTACTGGCTTGGCCCCTGCGCCAAATGCGTCTATAAACTTACGTCTATTTGCATCCATGCTCAAATCTAAATATTCATTAGTCATATACAGTTCTGCTAAGTCTTCAATTACGCCGTTATACCTGCCTACTTGCATTGCTGATGGGCTATAATTCATTAGCCCATTTGTATAATTGGTCCATACGCCGCCATCATCTTGATCATTAACATATACGTGTCTTAGTCCTGCAGCTGATAAGTCACATGACACTAAAACATGAACCCAGTTCCCTGACTCTAGTGTCCATATATCTGAACCATCATAAGTTGCTAAATTGTTAAAACTATTACCAGCTAACAAAATCAGTAGTTTGTTACCTGAAGATGATCCCCTGATTAATACTTCATTGCCGGAGGGCCCTGTCATATCTAGTAAACTACCTGAAAAATTTGTAGCCGGTCTACGGATCCAAAATGATATCGTAAACTGATTAGTGTGTGTTCCTATAAAATTAGTTGATTGTAAAAAGTGTCCGCTCGGGGCTTGAATTGCTTGGACGTTGTTTGCTACTGGTGCAGCTACTGGGTTTGCTACCACGCCTGGCATAAACATTATACTGCCACCAACATGCCAAACAGCGTCCAAGTTGTTGCAGTATTTTTAAAAGCTGTTGCTACAGAATATTGGCCGTCCATAACAAGTGTTAAACTAGCATTTACATTTAATGTATCTGTTGTAATTGCAATTGTGGTTGCGCCAGCCCCGAGTTGTTCAAAGTTTAATTTAGTGCCTATTGGATAAGCGACAGAAGTATTAGCGGGTATAGTAAATGTGTTTGCACTTGCATTGCTCATAGTAATCATCTTCTCTGCATCACTTAATACCCCTGTATATGTAGTGCCTGTTTGCGCGTTTATATTTAATGGAGCTTCAATGTTTGTTACTTTAGTCTTACCTGTACCATTTGGGATACATGTAATATCGCCGTTGCTTGTTGACACTAGCCCGTTGCTATTAACATCTAAGTCTGCACCAAGTTGTGGTGTTGTATCCTCAACTATGTTACCTAGACCTGCTCCAGCAGCCCAGGCCATGACCCCTGCCCCATTAGTTTGAAGATGTTGGCCGTTCGTCCCATCTACCTTAGGAAATACCATCCCATCAAGGACAACTACTCCTGTAGTATCAGGAGTTATTAGAATATTCCCAGCAGCTACAGACACTAGGCTAAAACTATTTACATCTAAGTTACCCCCAAGCTGAGGGGTTAAATCATCAACAACATTAATCAAAGATCCCCCTCCTATCCGAGCATCTACCGCTGCGTTGAAATCAGTAATATCCGTTGCAACATGAGCATGACCTACTGCAGAGATACCGGCTACAGCTAAAGATCTGTTTATGTACTCACTTGTTGCAGTATCATATTGGATAACATCATTATCAGTAATAGTCGTAATATTAACATCCGATAACGTCCCAAAACCTTCTCCTGTTAGATCCGTAAGGTATGCCTGTAAATCTGTAATATCTACTTCAAGATGATTATGGGGGGATAGTATCCCAGATTGATCTAGCAAAAACCAATCAAATGCAGACGTGTGTAAAACCCTCCAGCTTGTATATTGACTATTAGTATCCAGGATAATTGTTTGAACCCCGTTACCTATAGAAAATGAGAGCCATGAGGCCCCTGTCCATTCTTGGATCGTGTCATCTAACCCGACAAAACTACCAGAAGCAATGGTGGTGGATAAACCACTTACAATAAATCTATCTCCCGTGGCCTTAGCACCAGCATTAACCCAAGCAGATCCATCCCAGACTGCTATATCATTATTAGCATACCCTGTCCATGCACCTGCTCCAGCAGCATTCAAAATATAAACATCCCCTAAAACAGGTGATCCTGGGGGGGTGGACAGATTATCCGCGATAAGATTAACAAAATCTACGGGGGGGAGAGTAATTGTATTACCCGCTACAACAAGTTGATCATTTATCAACCTCATTGCCCTAGAAAATATCTCACTCGTTTCGAGATCATTTTGAGAGAGTAGAGGTAAATTGTACGGACTAGTGTAATCTTTGTGGGCAATATACGATGCAGTTGGTAAGGTCAATCCTGAGTAATTAGCGGTTAACGTTAGATCTATATTAGAGGTGATCCCTGCGATTTGGTATGTGGGAGTGGTGGCATTAAAAAGTATCCAATCCCCCACAGAAACATTCGCTAACCATAAGGTGCCCGTCCCAGTCACGACATTACTACCGTTAGTTATGCTAACTGTGCCTACAGTATACTGACTCATTAGGGATCCTTTGGATTGTCCATTGCAACTGATTGCACTGGCGCAGATTTAGTCTGGCTTGATTGGAGTGCGGTTAGAATCCCTATCTGATGTTGAACCTGTAACTTCTTATTTTTTAAAGAAGTTTCTAGTGCAGACACCCTATCAAGCTCTAAATAAATATTTAATAATGTGGTGTTAAGTACGGTTAATTCTTTGGTAATCATAGCACATCTCCTTATTGCTGATTAAACTTAAACTGCCCTACAGTAGTATTACCTTGGGCAGTAACATTTTCAGCAGCAACGCTTAGTAACGTATTGGCAAAAACGGTGCCAGTAGGTAAATCTACTGTGATGGTATTCTCTAAAATCCCATCAACAAAAAAATCTACCTTAGTTCCGGATATAAAATCTATTTCTAGCACATAAAAAGTACCACTAGTATAGGCTAGTAAGACTACCTCTGTCTCACCTGAAGGAGATAATTTAGAGGCTTTCCCATAAATAGTACCTCCTCTAAACCTGAACCCAAGCCCATTATTAGTGGCACTATCATCACCGGTTGTAACCGCAACCTCCGCACCAGTTACAGGGGCTGTTACAATGATTTTAAATCTACGATTCTGTGCCCACGTAAAGGTATCTAACGTTAGAAATGGGAGGTAATAAGCTTCTGCCTTATCACCTACTGTCGCCCCAGAATCTATTACCATAACCCCTTCAGAACCTGCCGATACGGAACCCCCTGATATTAGAGTGGTGTACCAACCATTAATGAAGAGATCACTTAGATAGTACGCATCATTATTATATGCATCAGCCCCTATCATCTTCGTGGCACGAAGTAACTCGAAGTCATTCCCATCAAATGTAAACCCTTTCTCATTTGTCATATCCCCTAACGAGAATCTCCCTGAACCACTCGCATCGTCCATCCAGAATCCTTTACCTACCCCAAAAGCCGTCATGAACTCACTATGTAGCACACCACCTGCTGAGATCTCAATATCAGCACTACTAATCTGCCCAGAGGTAAGCTTATTAACTGTCAAACTATTTATTAGTGCGCTAGTGACTTGTAATAACCCTATCTGGGCAGTCTTTATAGACTGAGATTGAATATCAAACTCACCATTTATCTCAGCAATAGTGGTAGTCATAACCTCTACACTAGTTGCACCTACCCCCCCAAAAGCGTCTACAGCTTGTAACGCAACATAATAACTAGTTCCGGATGAGAGTGAAGTTCCATTTCCTAATGCTCCGATAATGAACTCATCAGCCTCACGCAATGTAGTGACTAACGTAGTAGCGTCCTTAGTGAATCCAGGCGATGTAGAGATATATATTTCAACGAACTGGTAATCTAAATCATCTGCTGGTGCGGTAAAGGTCAGCCAAATTGTCTTAAACAGTGGTTTTAGAGCAATACCCGTAGGCACTCCTGGCGCTGGATTAATTACACTGAGGCGGGCTGGCATCTCACTTCTCTGGTTTTGCCTCCCTCTAGCATATATCTCAAAACGAATTTCTCTTTGAGCTGTCCCACTATTATCTAGGGCATTTTTTTCATAAGTGTATAGATAGGTTGGGTCTTGCAGAAATTCTGTTCGCAATAACACGTCAGTATTAGTATCCCAGACTTGAACTTCATAATCATTAAAATACCCTGACTGGCTCCCCGCACCAGCACCTAGAACCCCAGGCTCACTTCCAAAGGCGATAGACTGATCTATCGATGATCGATTCCACCTGATCTTAACTTCCTTACCTGTAAACGTATTATCATTTCCTTTACCTTGCCCAATATCAAATATCTCTAGACCAGTAATATTCGGAATGACAATAACCACTTCAGGTGCCCCTTCAATATCGTTTAATGTAATCACGGTTTTAGGGCCTGCTGGGGCTTCTACGCCACCAATAGACACTGATCGTAATTGCACATCATATGCAGTACCATTTGCGGCTAATCCTGAGATCACATATTCATCTTTCGCAATACCCCCTACTGTCCAATCAGTCTCAGTCGTGAGTTTATAATAAACCATACTATGAGAGTAATTCGTAATTGGATTTGGGGGTTCAGCCGTGACCTCAATTGATGATAAATCTGCATTAGGTCTCTTAGGGGAATTAGTTATTAATAATAGTGAAATTACTAAGGCATCTTCTGCTGGTTGGGGAGTGTCTGCAACCGGATTAGAATCCCCAGGTAAATATTGAACCTTAAATGCAGACAGGTTTAGATTCTTTGAAATCCACTGTGGTGCACCATACAAAGGAGATGCTAAATCACTTACTTGCTCTGGGGGGAATGTTGTGGGTACTAGTGTGTGTCCAGCGGGAATTAAGTTATCTCCATACTCAGCTTGTAAATTTAAAGTACCGATCGTAGACAATCTACCATCTATTAAGCACAACCATGCTCCAGGCCCACCAGGGCCCCCATTCCCAGCCTTAAACGTGCGAATATTCCCTATGGTTGAAGTGACTGCAACACCTTCTGCACCTGGAAGCCCATTTGTAATAACCACTCCAGACGCACCCATAGATATACCTTGATTAATAGTAACTAGGCCACCCCCCGCAGTACCTCCTTTACCCCCTAAGGCAAATGGCCCACCATTAACCTCACTTAGTCTAACTGGATCGCCACCACCCCCTGGGGTACCTCTAAAATCATTAGGAATACCTAAGACCTCAGTCCCAGTAACAATTAGGTCAATAGCTGGGAACGCTGATGAACCCCAACTAAACGTTTGATCCACCTGATTAATTACGACTATTGTCTTGTTACCGGTAGACTGGACAGTATCTTGAAATATTTCTGCGTCCGTGGCCCCTGTCAGTAGTAACCTATTCAACCCAGGCCCTCGGTATGCTTGCCCAACTAACCCAAATGTCGGTGCTGGAGGATCATAAACTTGCCCAACTGATCCAGTTGGTAATATTGCATCTTGCCCTAACCGTCCACCACCGGTTAAAATAATTAGGCCGTTTAATTGTAAAAATCCGGCATTACGTAACTGTAAATTACCAGAGCTAAAGACGGATACCCCTGAGTCAACAGTCACATCTCCTAAGTAGTAATAAATGGATGCAGCAATATTCATACTAATTGCCCCAGGTAAAGTCACATTACCTGTGATAGTTAATAGTCCACTTACATCTGAGTACTTTCCTGGAAAATTTATAGATAAAAAATTGACCAGATCTATGCCTTTCGAGTTATAAAATGAGTTAGGTAGTGTGGTCGTCCCACCAACAATGGCAAGGGGGGCTGCGACGGACGTGCTTGCAAACAATAACAAAGTCGTAACATGGTTCGCCCAATCAACGGATATTTGTTGAACTTCAAAAGAACTGTCTAGGGGATTAACTCCTTTCGAATACTCCTTAACTTTATCCAACTTAAGTTGGACAATATCTCCTACTTCTAAAGCATTAGCCTCAAAAGTACATACAACCGTAATTAGTAGGGGGGGGGATACGAATCTATCTCTTAAAGTGTCGAACCTTGAAATTACTTCTGCCTCTGTTCTTATGCTACCATGTAGTCCTAACGCCTCAATAGTAAGTAATTTGGATCTCCCATGGGTAGCTATAGAGACCGGATCATCTACAATAGTGTTTCTTGTGTACCCTAATCCTGGCTCAAAGTTCCACTTAAAATGGAAATTATTGCGTACAGCATCATGATCGCGAAGTAACTCACCCACTGATTTTACTATACTCTCGTCTAAAAGCATTACAGGGGATACGTCCCTTAATACTGCCGCCTGCCGTTTTAACCCAAAACTACCATTATTATAAATAGGAGATAATGCTCCTAAAGATTCACGATACAATCTACGAGTTAAGAACTCTTGGCCCTTAATACTACTAATCGTTTTTCCTCTAAAGACAACGGATCTTCCAACCCTATCATCTAACGGATCCCACCAATCTATACCAATGTTGACAAAATCTGAGGATCGAACAAACCTGTCTTCTACATCAAGGTGCCAATGTAAAGGTAAAGACCCAACCTGATTGTAAAGCTGCCCTGTTAGTACTGCTAATGCTAATTTAACTGCTGGCATCTCTAAGTAGATATACTCAGTCACTCGCGTCCTTTGGGCCACCGCTTTCATAACGTCTACTTCATGGGTGGCTGGTTTAGTATTAAATCTTCCTCTTACGCAACCCGTTAAAGTATTACTTGTTTTTCCTGAGTAACTAATTATCTCTTGATCTATCTGAACATACCCAACTAACTGATTAGGGGCATCAGTGTATGAGGACCCATGCTCTATTAAATCAAATTCAGTTGAGTTAATTAATTCAATGCTTGTATCTAGATCAGATATTGTACTAAACAGGGTGGTTATCTTAGGAACAAACAACTTTTTATCAGTGATTCTACTAAAATCTGTACATGATATTTTATATGTCCCATTCTTGTACGCATCCTTGATAATCAATTGTGTAGCGGTTAAAACGTAATCTTCCCAGGGCAACTCCCCTATCACTGGATTTTTAGATGCTAGTGTGCCTGCAACCCCAACCTCCCCAAACCCCTGAAAGACTTCTACTGTTTGACGCCGTAATCCTTTTAGACCTACTAATTTAGCGTTAAAAAGCGTAGTCAGGGCGTCTGAAATATCTACGATCTCTAAGTTAATATGTCCTATTTGGGATATAGCTGAGGATAGGTTGAGCCGCTGAGATGTCTGGGTGGTGATTTTAAGTACACCTACATGAACTACGGCTGCGGCGGGGGTTGCTGTAGCCACATCATCTGTAAAATAGACGTAATCAGGAATGAGGGTTGAGCCAAAATTAATCCGCACAACCATCCGTGGAACCTTAACGGCGTTCTGATTCGCTTGTTGAAATCGAAAATTATCTAATCTCACTTAACCCACCACCAAAAATGTTAAGGGTATATCCCACAAATCTTGCTTTCCTTGTCTAGAGGGGGCATAGTCATTAGATTCTAGCTCGCAGACAAAAGTAGTTGTACCTAAACTCGCATCTTCAGGGTCAAACGTAAAAGTCTCCCCTGCCTCAACTGAAGTGAAAAATTCCCTTAAATCATCCTCAGCAGTTGTCTTAATAAAGGTGGCTACAATATTAATCATATCATCTCCACGATCATACGTGGTTTGCCTATTCCCGTTTAGGGTGGGGGTTCTGATTCGTACTAAGTTTCTAAACCGATTAAACGAACTTACTAAGAAAGTGATGTTATAAGATACCGTAGCAGTATGCCCTGACACTAGGTGGCCCCTGTCTACGGCTATGTATGTTAATTTCGCCATTACTGTACTGCCTCTGTGATTGCACTTTGCTGACTCGAATTTTCATCAAAAAGTGTAACCCCCCTATCCTGCATAGCAACCTGAATTGCTGGGATAATCTTCTCGTTAGTAAATTTATCTGCGATTTCATCGGTCACAATATCACTATTAATGGTTACATAGGTATTGATTACAGTTGCGGCACTCCTACCTTCAGACTGATTCCCAATTTCTGGGATAGTAATTCCCCCTACATTACCCACACCCCCACCTGTCCCACCTGATGGTAGAGAGCCTCCCCCACTAAACGTCGTCCTATTAATCGCGGCCAGATTAGCTGCACCCTTGATAGCCGCCCCTACCGCTAAGGCAACACCTAATGGGTACGGAGATACAGCCAGAGCATTCGAGATCGCTTGGGTTGTACTTAGTATAACCCCGGCTCGACTTAACTTCTTCTGAAGATTAAACGCTTTCCTACTAGAATTACCAACTAAAGATGCTAATGATCCAAAGATCCCTGCTGCTGCGCTTAAGCCCATTTCTCGGACTTTGCGTTTCTCCTCCTCTTCTTGCGTCGCGATCGCCACTAATCCATCTGAATGCTGCTTGGCCAATTGACGTAATCTAGAATCTCTTTCTGTTTGAGTAAGCTCGCCCTGTACAAACGCATTACTAATGATCGTTTGTTTGGCTGTTAAACTTATTTGTAATTCTTCTTCTTCAGTTCTAAAAGACGCTATTAATGCTTCTAAACGTTTTGCATTTTGTTCCTTAAATTTACTAGATGCTTTCCCATCATCGGTCGCGAAAGTAGTATCTGTTCTTAATTTTGGGTCATCTAAGACACTACTAAATCCCTCTCCTTTTGCAGCTTCCTTCACCTTAGCTAGGGCTTCGACCTCGACAATAAAGTCTTTGGTTGCCTGAACAGATTCTCTAATTAATCCAATCTCAGTGTTCCTAGCCTTATTTATTAGATCAAGCTGTTCTGTAATGCTTACAAGCTTAGGTACATCCACATCTAATTCAAATGTGAGTGGCTCGTCACCAATTATTTTACGTAAAAAATTAACTCCTGTAGTTATTGGCCCTGCGAGAAAGGTGTTCCAAATTTGTCTCCACCCATTTACCATAGTATTCCATACAGTGGTCAGGACTGCTATCCCACCTTTTATAGCTGCTGATGCGGTCACGAATCCTACCGCAAAGAACTCAAAAAATGATGCTCCCACAAATTTCATAGCCTCAATGGCATTACCAAATCCCTCTACCATCGAAGTTAAACTACCTAAAAACCCTTGAGCAAACTCACTGAATCCAGCCTCATTCCCTAATTTAACGAACAGCCCACCTACGGCAACACCTAGGTTACTAACTGCGCCTCTAACTGTATCCATCTGCTTCTGGGCTGCTCCAGCAAAAGTGGTGTTTCCTATGCTTAGGAGAAAGTTTTTAATGGATTCTGAATCCTTCTTTACACTAGTCGTTAAGCCTTGGAACGTGAACGCTACTGTGTCCGCCTCTTGGCTGGCCTTAATACCAAACTCCTTAAGACGTTCAAACTCATTAGTTGCAGCATCAGCTACAGCCTCAACAAAATCTAAGGTGGTCTTACCCATGACTGCTGCTGTGTTACCAAAAGAAAGCAACGCTTTTTCAGTTGGATCTAAGCCTAACGCTTTCATCCGCACGTAAGCCGTGGTTACATCTTGTACTGAGTCAGGTAATTGCTTAGTGGTTCTAACGATCAAATCCATGGCAGTATCTGCAGCTTCTACAGACCCTTCCAGAACTCGTAATGTGGTTATATTAACCTCGAATGCGTTGTTAGCCTCAATGAATCCTCTAGCCAAGGACAGTCCCCCTAACGTAGCAATGAGAGGTACTAATAGACTTTTCATAGAACTAATAGCAGAACCGGACTGTTTAAATCCTCTTTGCATATCTCTATTAGCTAAGTTACTTTTATTTTTAACGCCATTAAGCTGACGCTCAACCCTAGATAAGGATTTCTGGGCTTTGCCGGATCGAAGAACAAAGTCTATACCTACATCCACTCTTCTAGTCCTCGATTATGCTTAGGTTCAGGTTCAGGTTCAGGTTTTTGGGCGTCCTGGTTTTTCTACCGGAGTATTTAGCTCAATGACAACCTCGTTGTGTTTCCAATCTAAGTCTAGCATCACCTGTACAAAATAAGACTGGTCATAACCAATATCGAAAACATCCCAAAATGCAGAGATTTCTGAGATCAGTAGGGGATTACCCCCAAGCCTAGACGCAGACAACCGACTGAACCATTCGAAGATACTATTCTCAAAATCCGTTAAATCGTCTGGTTGCTGGTCTAAGGTTGCTGGCATGATCCCATCCTGAACCAAGAATCTCTGGTACACAATAAGTTTCTTACCGTGTCTCAGTAACCACTCGATTAACTCAGCTACTTTTTTACTGACTCTTCTATAACCTCCTCATCAAAAGGAGTCACGTCGGTGGTATCGAAGGTAAAATAGTTCTCAGCATTATTTGAGAATAAGATAATATTCTCTAATAGAACACTTAGGCTCTTATTTGAAAACAACCGTAGGGCATCGTCTTTGCTGTAAGGTAACTCCTTCCCATTTTCCGTTAAGCCTTCCCATCCAACGCACATCTCAGCGTAAACGATTGCTAAGAGTTTTCTCAGCATTTCCTCGTTATTCATGGCTTGGGCAGCAGCGAACTTTTTGTTGATCCGTTTATAAGCATCCTTAATCGGCTTACTGCCCGCTTTAAGAATCTTGAACTTAGTCTCATCGTCATAATGAAACCATCGACCCTCTTCCAAGGCTTTATCATCTAGTGTTACGTCGTTTAGATCCATATCGTGTACCTCACTGTTTACGATAATTACAAAATGTTATGCTGCGAATTTATCAATCTGAAGACTACAAACAGTCAACGGGTCTTTAATACCTTGCACCCCGAGAGGTACAAACGTATCTGCATTAGGGCCAGATATATCTAATTGGCCTTCAGTGTAATTGACTTTTGGTAAGGTGAACATATAAGCATTACCCACATCATCTCGTACTAACCAACTTAACACACTGTCAGTGTTATTCAAGAACTTGTTGTACATTATCTCATCTTCAAAATAAAGCTCTAAGTTCCCAGTAACTTTAGCCTGTCCATTACCAATTCCTGCATTACCAAGCACACGGACTGCTTTTTGGCCTCGGAGATTATTCTCTAGTGTTAAAGTCATAGAACTAATCTTGTTGTTCAAAGAGGTATTATTCTCTTGCACGTCGTTCACGTTACTGGAAGTATTAAACACTTTATTGGTTGGGGCGGTGACCACTGCTCCGGCTATGCTCGTATTAGATAAAGGATCTACTCCGAATCCCATGAAGTTAACTGATCCGGTAATCCGGCCAGCGGAACTAATATCTAGCGTCAGGCTGTTAACCGCCATACCTTTGTATACTAGGAATTGAGTGATGTCTAAAAACCCTTCTTCGATCGTAAAATGGTCTTGGTTCGTACCATTTCGCAACGATTCTCCAGCCATAGTCACGGTGGTAGCACTCTCATTCACCAAAGTAACCCCAGTTAATATAACTTTAGTCGAAATTAATGATACTACTTTACCAAAAATTCTAGTACCGTTGGTCACAAAACCTCTGATATCCAGCCATTGGCCGACTATAATATTCTCAAGAGTGAAATCCCCTACGATGGTATTCAAGGAATTATCCACGGCTGATGCGCTGATGTCAGCCTCAGATACAGCGACTAAGGTGCTCCAGGAATTGAACATAGCCGCCTCAAGTAAAGACTCTCCGTTGGCATCTAAAGTATCATAAGATAATTCGAACGCTATGTCTCCACCTGGTTCAGAATCCACGACCGTTACATCACTGATATTTCTGGTATTGTCAATCTCCCCTGATTCTTGGGTGGTGACACTATTCACGATATTGGCTGAGGTGAATCTAATATCTTGATAATTACCAGTCGCCACTGTGCCTGGGGTGGACTCCTTCTTAATACGTATCGCGGTTCTATTAGTATCACTCATAGCTTGAAGCTCCTAATTATAATTGGTTTAAGCACTCTTATTATTATTATTATAGTAGCTCATCTCTACTGAACGGAGTGTTAACATTTACTTGGTAGTACTCGTTACTCCACAGACGACCTACAATTCTAGTTTCACGAGTCTCTATATTATCGAAGCACAGGGCGTTAAATATGGTCTTTACTTTATCCGCCAAGTACTCTGGATTATGTGTTGGATATCTGAGAAGGTTCTCATCTACTAAAGCGCACGGGATGAATATCTGTACGACGATAATTGCTTCGTATCTGAAATTACGTAACGCCCCTGAGATTGATATCTGATCTGCATTAACATCAAGTATAGATAAACGCACCCAGGGCTTTGTCTTCACTGCTTTGTCTAACCGACTCCTATCTGTTTCCCAGGGAGTGGTCTTAGCCCACTTAGACTTAAATCTCGTAACAATTGCATCTCGTTCTGCTTGAAAAGACATGCCTATACTCCAGGTCTAACCCTATTATCTAAATCTGCTCTCTATATCTGCTAACGTGATTCGTACCATTCCCTCGGGGGCTTTACTGGAGCTTCCTAGCTCAAGAGCGGCTATGTACTTCACACCGTTCACAATGTAAACATCCGCTAATCGCTTACCACCCTCTACATCCGCTAAGGATACAACTGGAGGAGGTAGTACCCCCTGCCCTTTAGCCGGTGGCTCTGATACAAACCTCTCTGGATCATCAATTGAGATATTCCAGTTCGCCCTACTATAGCCGGTCAGAACTGGGTTACGTCTAACGAACTGTCGGTATATTTCTAAGGCTATATCATAAAATTGTCTAGCCACTTCCCGATTAAGCAACGATATGATCTCTCTTACGTCGTTATTAACTGTTAAGCCTGGGCGAGCGCGGGGGAGTAATTTAGCCATTGCAATTGATTGCAATCAGGACAAGGGTGCTAAAGCAGAGGGAAAATACCTAATATGACTCTCTACTAATGGTAGGAGGTTTATATGCAATTTCTTGTCCTTACCTTCTATCTCAATACAAGTAGTGCTTGCCCCCACCAAAGTTAATCCAGTTAAAGTTGCTGCCTCTACTAACCAAGTAGGTACTCCAATATATAATTGGCCGTATTCTGTGGCTACGGTGGTGAATCCTGACGTGTAATCTATTTGCATAAACTGCTGCCCCTCTAAAAAGAAAGGTCGTAATGGTGGTCGAATGGTATCTGTACCAGTAATTAATAACGTCCCGCGCTCATCATGGCGCTTGATATAGTCACTGTTTACGGGATCTTCTAATGCTAAGTCAGCTAATTGGACGGCGGTTCGTAATTCAAATGGTTGCGTCCCATCTACAAACCCATTTGTGAGTAATAATCTCACAAAGTCATCGGTATATGGTTTCTCTTGAGGGTCTAACCAGTACTGGTCTTGATATGTACCTCTGACAAAATCAGTTCGTAACATACCCGCTAAATGTAATGTAGCCGCATCCAGTGCGGCTGACAATCTTACATTAACTTCGTCTATGTCCTGGAGGCCACCACGTCTCCTGACAACCTCCACACTAACTAACTTAGGCATTGTAACTCCTAAACGTCTACTGCGGTCTCATCGTCTACTGACTCAGGAACTATTACGTCTTCACCTTCGGCCTCAACAACACTAGTCATCCCTGCAGCAAGCTTCTCAATACCAACATCCTTGGACTCTGGTTCAGAAACTACCTCTATCTCAGGCTCCACGTCTACAAGGGCCTCAACCTTCTTACGCGCCGGTCTTGCAGCAGTAACGTCCCGAAAATAAGGAACTTCCTGATCAGTAAACAGATCCATAAGTTCGATGTACTTATCCTTCTTAACAAGATAATGTTTCCCTGTAACATAGTGAACCATCTTCTTGCCACTACGCTTTACAAGAGACTTGGCCCCTATTAACTCAATCTTATGCATGTAATCCTCCTAAAATATGCGTTTGAATTGAAAGTATATCCTACTAAGTATTACCAAACAAGAACATTTAGTACATCTGTAGCTGAAAAATTCGTTACTCCGCCGTTATCTATACGAACAAAATCATTCGTAGCATCTAACGTTACTGCACCATTCCAAGCGACTAAGGCACCGGCTGCGTCTCTCACAACAACAATTGCTTCTGTTGGGGTAAAGGTTAAAGGGATCACTGCTTCACCTGCGGCAACCTCATTTGCGGTTACAACTACCTGTGTTGCGTGAACCTGGACTAATGTGCTATCAGATCCAGCGTACAGAGCACCATCCACAACGTTACCAGCTCCACCCATAGTCTCAGACATTACGGTTTCGTTAACATTAGCAGACTTAGCTACAATTAAAATGTCATTAACACCAAGATCAACGGCCTTAACCATATTGTCCCGAGTATTAATTGCAACAATTAGAGCATCTGTTGCATTCGCCGGAGTGTCATCAGCATGACCAGTTACAGCAATATTACCGGCAACTACCCCATTTGCGGTGCGATCAAATTCGTAAACGTCATCACCTATAGTAACCGTTTCTGCATCAGCCACATTAGCAGCAATGCGGATATGCCCTCGGGCATGTACCCCAGCCATCCCATCTACAATAGGTCTACCTTTAACGGTTGAGCCTGAAGGAAAAGCAGTCATATTATATTCTCCAATTAATTTAATTCTGGAAGTCTGCTTAGGAAGGTATATATCCTTCCTAAGCTAGATAGACTTAAACGATATTTGTATACTTGACGACCGCCAATTCTTCTTCAAGTTGAAAGTCAACTCGTGCGGTAAGCACAATGATATAAACACGGGCAGTGATATCTTTAGCAGTCTCGATGTGGATCTGACGTTGGATCCCGAATAACATGTTCAGAGGGTTGGTCATTAAACCAGTACTATTATTTAAAATAGCTGCTGACTCGACTGGAACCCCTGCCCCAAATACAGGAGCGGTGCCTTGTATTTGAGCATCTCCTAAAGAGGTCTCGCGATTCCCTAGAGCTTCACGGTAATCTATCTCGTTATTGACAGACAACCAGTTACGCATAGAGGCTCTACTCCTCAAATACTGGTCAGGCATTGCCTTAAGACCTGCACTAAACATTGCGCGATTAGCGCCAGCCAGTGAGTTATCTACTACATTCGAAGTTGCTAACTTAAGATAACCATCCACCAATGCTAAGTAAGGATCACCGGATAACGTGTCGCCGTGTAAACTTAACTCTTCTAAATCTAGCGCCGCTCGTTCAGCAATCAAAGTCATGATGGTATCTTTAATTCCACCTGTAGTAGGAGTACCTCCTGTATCAGTTGCCATGCCTATATTGCCGCGCTCGATATTATCTTCGATTACGTCGTAAGGCAGTCTGATCTCTGCTATTACTTCCTTAGTATTCAACTCAATTTGTTCCGTAGTAACTTTACTACGATCACCAACACTCAAGGCTGTTCCAGAAACACCAGGCTTTAGAATACGTGATGCGAATTGGATCTTATTAATCTTACGTGTCGGTGCCGACATAGTTACAGCTCGGGCTTGACGTAAAATGGTTGGCTGGATTAAGAGCTTACGAATAAAAATATTCGCTTGCTCTGGGCTTAATAGACCTGTAGTAGGTGTTAAGTCACCAATCACCCAATCAGCTTTTTGCAAAATCTTAGAATTAGTGGTCATGTTACTATCCTCATTATAATTAGTATTGTAAATAGTGGTTGGTTTAGGTCTATGAAAGAATATTATCTAATACGCCGTTCCATTGTTCATCATCTTTTGATCCTTTCTGAACTCTATCATTAGCTATTAGACTCTCATCTAATGAGTTATCTGATGCGCTTAGAACGGTACTAATTGTTGCATCTTTAGCGGACTTAGCTACTTGCTCTACTTCGTCTACCCGTGCAGATAATCCTTTAACATCTGTACTGAGGACTTTAATACTTTCCATAACTTCTGACTTCATTGAAAGTAACAACTCTGCTAAATTGGGGGTCTCTGTATCTTCTTTAGGGGCCTCCGCGTTATCCTCCTTAACTATAATATCTTCATCCTTCTTAGATACTACGCCTTCCTCTTCATGATCACCAGGGACTTCGGGGGTGGACTCGGCAGCGGTATCAACCTGTGCAGGTTCTTTCGGACTCTCATCGTCAGATTTAACTAAGATATCGAAAGATTCCTTTTCTACGGCTTTAGATTCAGGCTCGCTAAGGGCTTTCGTCTTAGCAGGAATCGAATCTTCATCGTTTTTAGACATGCTTTCTTCATTCGCTTGAGACATAATCATGCCCTCCATTTTAAACGCGACTGTTGGTAAATTCTCAATTAGTCCACCTGTGTACAGCTTGTAAGATTCGATAGCTGAATTCAGCATTGTTTTTGCCTCAGACGGGCCCCTGGACTCGAACATGATGCTATGTATAGTATCAAATAAGGTGTCTGTAGCCATCCTAAAACTTGGAAAGAATCCAGCGGCTTGGATGTTTTCAGTAAAATTGGTGGAATCTGGGAATGGATCAAAGGATTTTTTAACTCCGGTCAGCAGCACTATAATGTCATCGCTAGCCTTATACCCTTGAACCTCATCTTCGGTATAATCTGCCTGCTTCAGGACTAATGTATGCTCATTTTCCTCAACAATATTAGTTGTATCAATGCCTGCCTTGATCAACTGATCTCTTAACTGTGGGTATGCGTCTTTTCGTACCATAACCCCTACTACTATTGCTTTTTCTTTCTTCTTTCCTGTAAACAGCATATCACTAAGATGGGTCATTAGGGTACTCTCCTGGGGGGAATTAGTAGTATCAGATTTAAAAGTGCGGAAGGGGGTACGATTCGCAGCATGTTTAACTAACGATACATGCGTAATCTTCTGAGCCTCTAACTCAGTTACCTCTACTTTAATGCGTTTTCTTGTAGTATTAACCACTTATAATTCCTTCGTTAATAGAATATCGGTGTGTATGGTCATGCATAATATCTGTAATCGTTCCTCTGGTAATTTGATGGGAGTGCCCGTCACTTTCAGAGGTATGCCCTCCTAGGAACTCACCTAACTCATCAAACCTAACATAAAACGTATGTTTGTGACCGTCAGCTACCTGCGTGTGCCCCGCTATCAGTTCAGGTATTTCAATCTCTATTACCCTAGTAGTTCTCTTAACTAAACCTTCGAAAGAGAACCCGTTTAACTCGCCTTTCTTAGCCTGATCCCAAATATCTTCGTCTGGAATATGAACACCTACCACCCAAGAGTCTTCTATGAAATCTGGGTCGCCCTTTCGAGCTACAAACGATTCGACAACACACGAATTCGTGTCAATATGATTATGGTTGGTGTCTACTACAGGTTTGGCCTGTTGGGCATCAAACATACTAGCTAAGAACTCATAGGCCATTTTACGGACACCATCTACAGTCATAAAGTCTCCGTCAGTATCGGGTACATTAGGGACATACACCTCCCCGTATACTATCTGAAGCTCCTCATCGAATTTCTTAAGCGTTACTGAAGTCATAGCGTAAAAATACAGCTTCCTAGACCCAATTGCAACTGAGTGCACTCAATTGCAATGGACTTTAGTTTGATTTCATAAACGGGGGTAACTTAACACCCAAGACAGATCCTATAGGTTGGGTCGCTGAAGTCCTACCGTAAATGTTCATTAACGCTCCTGAGAACATTACTCCCATATTAATAAACTCAGTTGAATCAAAATGAATGCCCTTGGACTGACAGTACATGCCTGCCACCATAGCTAGTAATCCCCAAAAATTTGATGATAGTAATAAATCTTTTTCTGCTTGTCCCATTACCCTACTCCTCATTTAATTGTTGATCTAGGGCTACCCCGAGTACAACCCCTAAAGCCCCTAAACCCTCTTCTTCTGGGTCTGGTGAGTTTGAGGTGACTAAAGCTGCTGCCCCTCCAATCAATAAAGTGGCGACGTCTTTACTCGATAACCCTATCAATTGTGGTTCATCCTGTGCAACAACTCCACTTGTGGGTGCGGGTACTTTAGTCGTAGGAACTAAAATGCCTCTGCAATTCCCTGACCAGGCTATACTTCCATCTAATTCCACAAGCAAAGTGTGGTTCCTCTCTAAGGTCACATCATACACCAACCCCCTATAGTCCTCATGAGAAACCTCAGGGTTACGGTGTATCGTAGTATTTAGGCTCACGGCCCAACAGTCATGATTACTAGTATATGTCCCGTTATTATGTTTCGTTGACATCCCTTTTAAAGAACTTACCCTAAAAGAACCACTCCCTCCACATCGTATACTCACCTCGACTAATTGATCCCTCATTCGTATCGAAGTAGTGAATATTACTTTAGATGTAGACTTATACCCAAAACACCTATTAGTAGTTGTACTCCCGTCGCCCAATAAATACGTCTGAAGAAACGCTCGTAATAACCCCACACTACTCTCCATGATGATTGCGGGAATATACTTTTCAAAAGACTTTCCAAATTTATATAACCATTTATTCAACTCTTGGTCGCGTAGGTAGAACTTACCCCCCTTATGCTTGGTATACGGGATCCCGCAATCCTCTAAGGTGGCCGATACATCTAAAGGGTGTTTAAATTGAGTTATGCAACTTTCGTAATGATTCTTAGTACGGTGCGTCGTGTGGCCTTCTGATAAGTACCATCCCATAAACCTAGCAAAGGGTTCTGCTCGGTATCCTTGAATTGTTTCGTGGGCAACACCTACATGCTCACTTGAAAGGAATAGCTTATTCTCAGGGCTGGTAAAGGCCTCGCAGGCAGGAACAAATTTTGACACCATTTCACGATGAGTGCCTTTATCAACCCGTCGTCGAACAAATTGGGAATGATCTGGAGTGACTAATAACCCTACTGACCCTTGTTTATTACTATACCTTACCATAAGTCCTTCATAGGCATATTCTTGTTTTGCAACTGCTACAATCCATTCTAACTGGAGGCTGTCTGGATTAAGACTTAGAAACTCGTCGCCCACACTCACATCTCTAAATAGCTGAAACCCCTTCCTAGTATATACCCTCATAGTGTCTGAATAGCACTTTGGGTGGTATGGGGGAGTGTCCCACCCTGAAGCCAAGATGTCTCCGTCACTCATGGCCTGCAAATTCTCAACAGATTTCTTATTCTGTTTAGGCCAAGGGGCTAGAGATTTAAGATCATCTGGATCTTCAACATCCAACCATCTCTCTAATTTATTTCTTGCTTGAGGTACTGCAAAGACCTTCCCGTGCATAGTCCTACAGACAGGACAAATAATTGAATCTAAGACTTCAGATACTTGATAGTACTTCTGCCCACGGACGGTCGCCTCTACAGTAAACCCCCAGGCGGCCAGTCTAGATGTGTGTAAATTAGAGGCCAGGGATAACATATCATCTCCGGATTTCTTAGTCGTAAAAATAAAATCTCGCGTAAAAATGAGCTTTTCGCTCTTAACCACTATGTCTTCAGATTGTCTTCGCTCCTCTATATTCAAAAGCTTATTGGCAGTTCGTCTAACGATCTCAGAACCATTCTCGGTAAGCACTCTAGAGATTACATTAACGGAATTGTCTAGTATAGGGGGTTTATCTTGAGTAGCAAAACTAGTCTTTTGTACTGGTGCGAATCTTGACGCACCGAATAATGCCGCAGACATTCCACTAACGGCTAAGAATTGTTCGTTTTTTTGGATAGGGGGGGTTAGATCAATAGTACTCACTAGTTTATAAGCAGCACTAAAGTCACCTACTGATGCTTTATTAGCTATCTGGGCTAACGTAGAGGTTATATGACGTGCCCAGGAATTTTGGAGTCTAGTGGTAAGAGACTCCTCAATAACTATGAAGGCTTCATTCTTTACTGGCATTGATTATATCTACTGCACAGCCACATAATTCCGCTGCACCGTCTGGATCATGCTGGACTCCAGCCATTAAAGTTGTACTCACATAAGTATCAAATAACTCCCGCTCAGATTTTTGGAGACTCCCAATAGTCTCCTGCATAGACTGCATTGATTCTGAGGTAAATATCTTATCCCCCACAGCAGCACATGCCCAGTCTGAAGCGAGAGACAGTAATTCTAGGGGATCGCTTTTCTTGACCACCTCAATTGTAGTGGGGTCTAGTAATGTGGTTTTAGGCTCAGGTGGGACATCTACGCCCTCTCTAGCTACTAGATCTAAATTAGTAATCTCGTTGATAGCCTTAATAGCACTTACAGGTTCGACCTTCTCTAAGACTAACTCAATACCTTTCAATCGGGCTTCAACATCCTTAACGTTTAATGGTAGAGACCTGAATTTGTAACCCTTTCCAATCTCTCTCATAAGCGTGTTGTTTATTCTCTCATCAAACTCAGTACGCTCAGGTTGAAATACTTGGGCTTCAGCCACTTGGTATGACGCTACTGCAGTGGCCATAGTATGATCTTCAGATCTCCCGATAAATAAAGGGGGTAGCCTATATGATGCACGTACTCGTTTCTCGCAATTCATGTCATAGGCTTCAAACATAGAATCTTTCTGTTTTTCCGCGCCAAACCTCTCTACGGTTACTTTCACATTCCCCCTACCATCTAAGCTACCCGAGTTAGAATAGGTCTCTATAATTGCGGCCCTGTGTTTTGACTGCCCCTTTCCGGTTAAATAGGATTGTAATTCTTTCTTCGTTTCGGTAGCCATGGCCCCGCCTTGAATCATAATTAACGCTGGGGGTAACCCACCTGCGTTAAAAAAATCAAGGTTTAATTCCTCAGCTTGTCTAGATCCGAGTATAGAGGGAACTTGCGCGATCCATCTGGGTAGGCCATAGGGGCTTCGGGGATCACGAATACCTGTGAAATGTATAATTTCAGATGCCCGATCTTCGGGTAAGAATTCCTCCCCAGGTTCAATCCATTTCCCAGTGTGTTTATTTAGTGCGCGGGTTGAGCCAAATTCTTTAAAGAAAACGCTTATTTTTCCTATCTTCTGAACAAATCTACGTTCTTGCATGTGTATAGTATATTTCACATCCTTCCCAAACCGACGAACAGTTTTTTGTACAGGTACAGCTTCATCTAATCGAAGTAATCTCATGTGAACTGAATCGGCTACTTTAGTCATAACAATGGTGTTGTCTATAGTTCTTAACACCTCTAGATAGGCATTACCAGTAACCTCAACTTCTACCCGTAATGCTTTTCTCTGAGTTATAAATGATTCTCCTGGAAATGGCTCATCAAAGAACTCTTTAATTTGGTCTGCTAAGGTATCTTCTTCTTTAGTCCCTACTTTACCAGGTAGTTCTATTACACAACCTGTTCCATCAACGTTAACTTCCATAGCGGCGACACACTGGCCTAATGCATTATTCGTGTGGCGTAATTCTGCTAATTGCAATAAATTGTATGGTGGTTTTAGTACTTGGATTTTAGATTTGTCCTGCGTATCAAGGTATTCTTCTTGAAACTCATCGACCATTTCAGATGAATTTGGAATTACTAACATTTGTTGATTAGTAGGAATATCCGCTTTACTACATAAGGTTACACCTAACGCATTGGCTAGGGGATCTGGGCCGGTAGTTTGTTTGGAAACTATCTTGACGGTCATACGGGGGGGACTCCGGTCATTGCAATTGATTGCACTATCCCCGTAGTATACACCAACTTAACTTAAGCATCTATTTTATATTCTTTCAAGGCTCCTAGATTCTCTATACCTACCTCAGCATCAGCTATGAATTTTAATTTAGGCGTCCACCCAAAATCTCTCTCTAAGGGTAAATTCTCCATAACTTCTAATCCTCTAGGCACCCAAATATCTACCTCATCTTCAGGGACATAAGCACTTATGGAGTCATGAGTCATGCCGAACATCTGTAGCTCAGGGTATCTACGCTCTAGCCTTACCATAGATAGTAGGGACATATCCGACAAGGTACTCTGTACGGGGGAGTTTATGGATTGTCTTTCAGCTTTGGCCCGAACATCATTAAAAGATGAATTAATTAATGGAAGGTGCCTAATTCTTCCTAATGGGCTACGTATGTATCCTTGTTTATGGGCTAAGGCGTAGTACTCCTTATGCCACTCACTTAGTCTAGGCCAAGTCTCATATAGGAATAACTCTCGGAATCGTTGAGCATCAGACTCAGATATAGTGAATCCGTAAGTGTTCTTCGCGTAATCAACGAATCCCTTCCAACCCATGCCGTATAAAAATCCAAAATTCCCTGCCTTACCTCCAGACCGTAATTCTTTTTGAAGGGCTTCTGGTAGTTTAAAGAAATCTTCTAACGAATATCCTGATAACTGGGCTGCTGTAATTGCATGGAGATCTAGCCCTGCAGAATATGCTTTGATCATATTTTCTTCGTTCGCAATGTCTGCTGCAACCCGTAATTCACCTTGGGAGAAATCCCAATTCAAAATAACATATCCTGGTGGGGGCACATAGACTGATCTAAGTTTTTTGGCCCATTTCGTGTGAGAGGGGATTGTTTGATATGCTGGATCTTTACAACTTACCCTACCAGTAATGGTTCCGGCATCCTTACCCCCAAAGTCACCCTTATGCAGAATGTACGTGGTGTGGAATCTGGAATCTGGGCGTAGATGCTTCATGAAACCAACGATATAAGTATCTAATGTTTTCTTTGCGGAATTATACTCTCGCATTACATCAATGAATGCTTTCGCCTCTGGAATCTCTTTAAACAATTCTAGGTGCTTCATGGAGCAAGAAGGTAGTTTCTCTTTGTCGGTAAACACCTCAGGCTTAAGGTTTAGTCCTTTAGGCGTGAACAGAAACTCACGTAGAATTACATCACGGGTTAACTTTAAATCATTAGAATATTTTAGGCGTAATCGGCGCGGCATCATTCCAAACGCATCTGTGGATAATCTCTTTAACTCACCTTGAACCTCAATCTTCAATTCATGATATCTAGGAATATCAACTAACATCCCTCTACGCTCAACCCGCTCTATCATTTTGGAGGCAGGATGAACTAATTTTTGATAGAAATTAACTAGTCTTTTATCTTTAATTAACTTGGTCTTAAAGACATTAGCGGTTCGGAAGGTAGCATCTGTGTCTCCCCCAGCGTAGGGTAGTAACTCCTCATCAGGTACTAGTTCCATGTGTCCTTTATCATATTTCTTATTTAGGGCGTTGTCGTACCCTCCCATAGTAGTAAATGTCTTTGCATGAGATTCTAGGGTATTACTCCTATTCTCATCCAGTAAAGATCCTATTAACAAAGTATCTAAGGTATCGTTTATGCACTCGATCCCCCATTTAATCGCAAACCACCCCTTGTCAAACTTCAGATTAGCCCCCCGCATCGCCACCTTAGGAGTGGTCAATAACCATTTGATTTGTTGGGTAAGGGGTTTAGGATATGCCCCATTTATAAACCTTCTGACTGAAGCCTGTCCTTCCAGGTACGTGAAGGATATTGAAACTATATGTTTGTCTGGTTCATAGCAGACTAAGCCCATGGTCTCTAAATCCGTGGCAAGTGGAACGGGTTTCCCTGTCAATGCATAAGTCTGATTCACATAAGAAATTAGGTTTTTATAATCATTTACAAATTCATAGTCACCTATGGTGGGTTTTAGGCTACCTGTGGTAATGAGCCTTGCAGCTAATTTTATATCCCACAATATATCAGGCTTTCGGGCGTACTCGCTTAATATTAATTTTGGGTTATACGTGATCATTAGCTGGGCCTTACCTTTGGCCATGCTTAAAGGTTTCCCTCTTAAAGATCCGACGGTACGATTCTTAGGTATAAGCCCGTGATCCTGTAATATCTTAACGGCTTTACCTCCAAATGCGAGACAAACATCACCCGGGTGTAAGATGGGGGGTTTAGAGACTACTGGAATTTTTTTAACATGAACTGAAAGATGTGCAATACTAGGTTTAACAAATTTCTTGTACAACTTATCGTTTACTGATGTCCAAAGTACAAGCATTTATTGTTCAACCCATATAGGCGTAACATATGTTAAGTTGCTTAAATAGCGTTTAACTAGCCCTTCTGTCAAGGTAACTTCTGCCTTACTAACCGTATCCATTTGGTCTGATATATTAAGGTTACAATTAGGCCCATCTAAAACCCACAATACTGAACTTTTTGAAGTTGATCTAACCCTCTGGGGCAGTATTGTAGCGTTTGTGAACTTACAGGGTGTTGCATGTTTAAGTTCTACCGCCTCATCGAATGATTCTAGTGTACTCTTTGATATAAAATTAACCGCCATATCACATTTCTCCATGAAAGATAAGTTATTCTTTATAATACGATTATTGGTTCAGTTTGTAAACTGTTATTGCAATTGATTGCAATTGGTTACAATGAGTTACTTCCTCTTTAGTTTAAACAGCGATTCAGAATTATGGCTTGTCTTACTCTTCTCTAATACGCCCTTCTGATTTTGAATCTGTGTTCTGGCTTTTTTAATTGCCTTAGGTAGGGAATATCCCTTACTCATATAATTATGGATTAGTGCTTTAACGTCTACAATCATGTTTAACCTCTAACTAAATATTAAAATTTGGGCAACTCAGGTATTGGGTAGATCCGGCCTCTATATCCCTCATCATTATCTCCCCTTGACCCCCGCAAAGTTCACAATCATGTTTATACGCAGAGGATATGACCCGATTAGAGTACTTGAAAATCCACCCCTCAAACCTTTTATTACCTCTTTGGTGGGTACAATTGGCTGCACTTTTAACCATGGTAATTAAGGTGAATTCAGCCTCGGTTGAATTATCGTACACCTCTAAAGACATTACGTAGTCAATTACATGCTCTGATACCTTAATTGCGCTTGGCATTATCTTGCTTTCTCTTAAAATAAATCTCTTCTCTAAAAATTTTGATGTGTCGTGGCGCATCTATTACTAATTTTACTTGGGTGAGGCATGACTTATCCCCAGCACTCACCTGAACCTGTGGTAGGATCTCAGTCGCCCGTTGATCAGTTATAGTATACTTATTCTCCATACACATCCCGTAAACAGTTACTTCAAATCTGGTTTTCGAAATTACATTTGTAACTTCTACCTTAGTATCCCCAACGTACATACTACCCCCTTGGGACAATCCAAGTACTAATGCCATCTTAAACCTCCTTGATCTTAAAATTGTATAATGTTACCGCTCTACTTGTTACTTCCCAGGTACTACCCCCAACGTATCCTCTACGATGGAGTATTTTTAATACTAATCCTTTATGCTCTAACAACATAAGGTAAGAGGCGGTCTTACTAGTAGTGAACCCGCTTCGTTCAGATACATCGCCCGTAGTAACGTGAGAAGGGGATAAACTAACAATTGCTCCTAAACACTTTAATAACTTTGATCCTTTTCTGGGCAACACTACCTGTGTTTTCGGTTGCACATGCTTTATGTATACGCCGTTCTTCTCGGTTTGAACAAAGGCAAGATAACCACATAAGCATCGTTGAATAATATCCTTATTCTCCTTCTCGTACCACGATAATCCGTCACATTTGGGACAAGGATCTCTGACCATGCCTACACCTAAAAAGTTATTGCAATTGATTGCAGCATAACACATTATGTCTATCCCAACAAGATTGATAACGACGATTCTAATGTACATATCGGGTCTAGTATTCTTAGATCCTTATCTGAACCTTGGACTAAGCTATGTATGCAAGGCATCATTTCTTGTGTTTTGGGATCTACCTCAGAGAATCTTACTAGCCCTGATTGATGGTGTAACTCAGTAATGGAGGGGTTTGAAAAATTATCTTATAGCCCTTTGTGCTCAGACGTTCTGCCAAATCAGAGTATCCTTCATAAGGTAGGCAAATTGAAAGTATGGCCCAAGGTAACTGTTACAGGTCTGAGTAGTTAGAATAACTCCCGAAGGGACATGCAACCTTAATCCACTCATTTCAATTAAATGAAGTCCTTTACCACCAACCATCTCTAATGTTGGTGGAAACTCCGATTGGGTCTCACTATAACCAACAAGCCCAAATGTGTATGATAATTTTGTAACTGTACCCAAAATTCAGTCCTCCATGAAAGATAAGTTATTCTTTATAATACCTTTAGTCATTCAGTTTGTCAAATATTATTGCAATTGATTGCACTGGATTACTTACCTAAAGATACTCCAGTAACACTAACCTCCTTATGGAGAGGGTCGTTTCTCCCATCTCTAAAAGATTTTTCTAACTCAGGTATAATTGCTGATTCTCTCTTCCCTTGTCTATCGTCTAGATCTTTTCTAGTATGGTAGGATTGACTGATAATCTTAGCGCAACAAATTAAATGATCGGCGTGAGGTAACCCTGAATGACTTTCATCAGCCTCCCCATTCTTATTCACATCTAGATCATCCCCGTTCAACAATGCCATAGTGTGTCGAAGTAAACTATCCATGGCTTCTGTCCATGGTGCCCCGTCCTTCCAGTTACCTCGAAAATATTTAACGTTACCCGTCTCCCAAACCATCGCCTCACCTTCCTGAGCTTCAGGCCCTAAAAGGTTGTAGCTTAATTTAGCCTTTCCCTTATTATACCTTAGGCATTTGTTATCTGGTGTACTCACATTACTCTCCTATACAATTTAGAGACCCCACTATGAATTAACCTATGGGTGCCTGTCACAAAAATTCTTCTCCACATGTATCCTCGTAGGATACTTAAAACGGTGAAGCTACCTACAATAATCCAACTAGAGAATACTCCCACATTAGGTAATATTACGTACTCCCACCAAAGTAAAGCAACTAGAAACCCACTCATAGTATTACAGGTAACTTCTAGTACAGACTCTAGCTTAGATTGTTGCACTATAGAACTCCAGGTCTAAGGGTTATTCCCTTTGGGGCAACCTTATCATGAACTTGCTTATATCCTGCGGCCAGATATGTTGCTTGGTACACGGCATCATCTAATGCGTTATGCCTTACCCCCATAAACGGGATGTTAGTTTTTTTAAATCCTGTTAAGGCGGTTATGGTTTTTAGTACTGACTTAAGGCACGTTTCTTTAGACCAGTGGTGGAAGAACTTATATCCCACAGCCGCGTATGCGTTTGTTAAGATCTCTCCGTCAAACGTAGCTGGGTTATACCAAACATCAGGCTTACCCCTTAGAAGGTCATACCAAGTACTTAACTCTAGTAAGCCAATCTCAAGCGGTACAGGGGGTGGGGTGTTAAAAATCTCCTTTGCTTGAGTACTTTGTTTTTCCCACCACTCCATTGTATCTTGTGAAACTGTGAGTCCGGCATATAAGCACGAATCCCAATCAATGTTTATGTAGAATTTCTTACCTATTTTTCCGGTTAATAAATCAAATTCACAAGCACCAATAGATCTGATTAGGGCTGTGGACTTCGTATCTCCTGTTTCAATATCTACCATTATATGTCCATTTTTAAACATAATATCCTCTTAAACCGCCACATCTGCTTTGATATACGGATGATGATTATATCCTTCTAATACAAAATCCTCGTGCTTAAAATCGTCAATGTTCTTAATGTCTGGATTAAGTCTCATAGTTGGGGCTGGGAGTATTTCACGATTCAACATAGTGTTCACTTGATCTATGTGATTGTTATAGATATGAGTGTCTCCACCTGTCCAGATGAATTCCGACGCCACACAGCCTGTTACCTGGGCGATCATCATAGTTAGTAGTGCGTATGATGCTATGTTAAATGGGACTCCTAGAAAGAGGTCTGCGCTTCTTTGGTATAGCTGGCAAGATAACATTCTCTTCCCATCTCCCCGCATGTGGGTTTCAAATTGAAAAAACATGTGGCATGGTGGAAGCGCGGTGTACTCTACCCATTCAGGATCCCATGCAGATACTATCAACCTTCTAGAGGTAGGATTAGTCTTTATTTCTTCAATGACATTAGCAATTTGGTCTATAGTGGGATTCAAAGGTTTTCTGGATACCAAGGTGAACCCGTTTCTAACCTTGGCATTCTTCTTATCTGTCCATAAGTCAGAAAAATTCTTAGCTTCACAGCCATACTCATCACAAAAATCTGTCACACTTGTAAAAGTGTACTTCTTAGTTCCTTTAAGAACAACATGTTCATGGGTTGGTCGAATGTTATCTTTTGCACTAACCCACATACAAGTATCAACGCTATACCTAAACCCGTTTCCTATAATATCTTTATCTAATTGATACTCAAAACTAGTTGGATTATCTCTCTTCAACTCCCAATTAGGAATTTTCTCAGCATCCTCTGCGAACTGCGCGAACTCTAACCAAGCATCACTAACAAAAACCCCTTTCCCACCATACAATAGGTAACTAGGACTAGTCTTACTGTAGCATCGGGCAATCATCCCCTCCCAAGTCTTACCTAGGGGATGTCCTGTCTTTCCTTTCCCGTTGGCAACATTAAGATATGTTATGGGAACCTCTTTCCTTAGTTTTGGCTTGGGTGGGATAATATATTCGGGAGTTCCCCATGATCTCCAACGACTACCATAGATCGGCCCTAGATCGCCATTCTTATCTGCCCACTCATCCCATATATGACAACCATGCTCATGTAGATATTCTGTGTTCGTGCCACCCTGGAGGAACCAGAATAACTCGGTTTGAATCAAATCCAATCTAGTTTTCTTGGCTGTGAGGAGAGGAAACGAATGTTCTAAGTCAAACCTCATTTGAGTGCCAAATAATGCTCTAGTCCCTATACCTGTTCTATCTCCTTTTTCATGGCCATAATCTCTAACGGTTTTAACTAAGTCTAAGTACGGTAACATTCTAATCTCCTAATGAGTAATTGGGTTATACGCTTTGCCTTTTATGGCCTCTCTAACCTGAAGGTTGTTTACTCGTTGTCAAAAATAGAAATTAATAAAGGCTTCCACTTACGCCAAAACTTAGGGACTGCAGAGTCCATGTTTGCTATATCGGCGTCACTAAAACTTAACCACGTTGCCCACGTATGGCCTTGGCACCCTATCAGTACGATGTCTTTGGTGTAGTTGACTATATAAGTACCCAACATTAGAGTTTTTATCTCTCTATTGTTACCAATGCAGCCTGACAAATTCACATCCGACAAATCTGTATCCGCTAAATCTGCATACATCAAATTCGCACCCGTTAAATTCGCACCCCTAAAATTTACGCCCCTAAAATCAGCACGCCTACAATCTGCACCCGCTAAATCTGCATACATCAAATTCGCACCCGTTAAATTCGCACCCCTAAAATTTACGCCCGACAAATTCGCATCCGCTAAATCAGCATCCCTAAAATCAGCACCCGTTAAATCCGCATCCCTGAAATTTGCATCCCTAAAATCAGCACCCGCTAAATTCGCACCCGACAAATTCGCATCCCTAAAATTCGCACGCCTACAATCCGCACCCGTTAAATTCGCATACATCAAATTCGCACCCGACAAATTCGCATCCCTAAAATTTGCACCCGCTAAATCTGCATACATCAAATTCGCACCCGTTAAATTCGCACCCCTAAAATTTGCATCCCTAAAATTTGCACCCGACAAATCCGCGCGTTGGCCGGTGGAAGGGTCAGATAACCATTCGCGGTGTAGAGACAGCACTTTTTTAATGTCACCTTTTAAGTCTAGTATAGTCATAGTATTTGTCACCTGTGTGTTGTTTACTCGTTGTCAAAAATAGAAATTAATAAAGGCTTCCACTTACGCCAAAAATCGGGGGCTGGTGTGAGTAAAAATATGGGCTGAAAACCCTTAAGTATATTAGAAGTTGACTCGGCATAACCTAAGTAAATATACCGTTGATTGTTATGGTCGATAACTTCAGTCATTACAATACTAGTATCTCCATCTGATAGTTGATGAAAAAATAGTTTCTCTAAGTCGCTTAACATAAATTGACTCATTGCAACTGAGTGCAATGGGGGGTCTTTAATTTGATCATGCTCTCACTCCGTTAGTAGGATTTCTATTTAGGTATCTTGCCTGGATTGTAACTTTTTGTCAAGGTATTGGGCCAAATTATAGGGGCCTTGAGCAACCCTAGCACTACCGGTTAGAATAGCTACTGCTAGTAATGCAAGCGCGATAACTAAACCTCCTCCTAACAGGTGTAGCACCCCAATAATATCCTCTCGCACTCGAATACTCAACTTACACATTATGCCCCCAACTCCTTTGCAACATTTTGTAAGAGTAATCTTAGCTCTAAATCCACCTCAGTACTTACTGGTGGGCCCACCTTGATCAACCCTCTAATGTAAGAAGGTACTTTTAAGTGATACCTCCTGTACCATAATTGAAGTTCAGTAAAGAAACTCTCTTTTTGAAGATTAGGATAGTTAGTCCAATCAATTGATTTTGTGATGAACTTCACAGCCATTATTTTAACATCTCTGGGGTTATTGTAATTCGGGATACTTCACCATAGTCTACATGATATGTGATTCGTTTGGCACTTCTTCCTGACATATATCCACCTTGGGCTGCATAGGCGTCGGGAGCGCAAAGGGTTCTGTGTCGTTCAAGAATCATTAAACTGGTCTCACGTATCTCATCATGGTG